TGACGACACCGCCGGTGACCGGAAGGCCGTTGATGTAGTAGGTGATACCCGTGACGCTGGGGATCGTGATGGTGTGCGTACCAGCGGTGTAGGTCGGAGCCACCGGAACCGCAGTGAGAACCGTGCCAGCGAACAGCGCGAGAACTGCATCCGGAGTCGGCAGAGACGGGTTGGTCCCGACGGTTCCGTACAGGAAGTTCTCGAGCGTGGTCAGAGCGGTAGGATCGACCTTGGTGGAGTCGATCGTGAGCGTCGCAGTGGGCTTGTAGCCGGTGACGGCCACAGGCGTCGTCGTGACCGACCAGCTGAACTCGATCGCAGTCGGGTTGTCGTTGACCGTCGCGAAGTCCTTCTGAGAAGGAGCTGCGAAAGCACCGTAGACCAGGTGGAGCTTGTAGCCCGCGTCCGTGCCGACCAGGTCGTTGCCCACCTTGGTGCGGTACGACAGACCGAAGGTCTTGCGAGCCTGCTGACCGATCGCGACGCCAGGCTCAGGCTGAAGCGTGCCGTCGCACTGAGCGAACTCGTTCGGGTAGGTGTAGGCCGCGAGGTCGGCCGTGAAGTACTCGGTGGAGATCAGGTTCAGGTACTTGATGTTGTCCGCGTACAACGGCGTGGCCGCAGCACCAGTCGGCTTCTCAGTGACCTTGGTCAGACCGCTCCAGGCGAACCCGGTGGTGTAGGCACCGGTCCCATCCGGAATGTACAGAACTCCTCGGTCGACACCAGTCTCGTAGGTGCGGGAACCGACGGTGTCCCAAGTGAGCTTACTCACGGTGGTTATTCCCCTCAGTAGTAAAGGTTAAAGACGTCGTGGTTTAGATTGTTAACCACGAAGAACCGATTATGCAAGCACATCGGAAGGGAGGCGACTTTTTCGAAGATCGGGCTGTCTGGGTCAGCATCGACCAAAGTCACCTGGTAGCGTCGGGTTACAGTGTAAGGTGCATCGTCGGCAAACCTGGTATGCGCGTTGTAGCGTTGGTACACAATGCAGGGATACTGCATTTGAATGTTTTCCGGAGGTTGGAAATATACATTCTCGCTACCAAGAAGGGTTTCAAGGACCGCTTGGAGATCAAGCCTTGGGGCCATTATAAACACCTCCTAGTGTGAGAAGAAGCCGGGGACTCTGTACTTCGACATTTGTGACGACCCACAAAGTCCCCAGCCACTCAACATAACGCATGGCAAGGATATGCTCATTGGCGTAAGGATCTGCGACGATGGATATGGAGTTGCTGACAGTCAGATCATCATTGATTTTCGTACCGTCGAGCAAATGGCGCGTGTTTCTAACAACATTGCCGTAATATGCAACTTCAGTTATAACGTCTTTCCACACGCCAGGAACAGACTCCACAGATGCGCCGTATCCGACTTTTCCATAGAACCTCGCCGTTGCCATGGCTACCTATCAGGAAGTAGAGGTGGTGGACCCGACCTCGAAGTGCCACTCGACGGTCGTGCCGGTGGTCTCGAAGTAGTAGCCGGACGCCGGAACCGCGTAGACGTTCAGCTCCTGACCAGCGGTCAGAGCAGTCTGAGCACCAGCGGTGAGAGTACCGCCGCCAGCCGAGTTCTTGTAGACCACGCCAGTGACGGCCGGGATGGTGACAACACCAGTGGCCTTCACGAAGGTCGGAGAGGTCGGAGTGGCAAGGACATTGGTACCGGTCGTGGTCTGGATGACCAGAGCGGACTTCACCTTGGTCAGAGCACCCGAGACACGGGTTTCCGCCAGGTACTTGTACTGGTTGTAGTCGATGTCGAAGAAGTCGAAGAGGCTGACCTCGCCGCCCTTGTTCGCACCGATGTTGTAGTCAGCCAGGTTGACCACGATGCCCAGAACGTTGGGCATGGTGTTCATGACCTCGACGGCGACGATGTCGCTGACCATCATTGCCGCGGCAAGATCCGCCTTGGAGTTGTAGAGTCGACGACCGAGAGTGTCCTTGAGCAGGAGCATCTTGGCGATGATCGAAAGCGTGGTGTAGAAGGTCGGGGTGCCCGTACCCTTGTAGAACTCCATCGACCGAACGATGGACTCGATGACCTCGACGTAGGACGAGTTCGCGTCGGCGATGTTGACGAAGACGTCGGTCTTGTACAGCTCGTGCTCGTTGACGATCGACCGAATACCAGCACCGCTGGTAGCAGCCGACGGGTCCTGGATCTTGTCCGGGTCGGCGATATCGCGACCGTCACCGATGAGGATCGCACGCGCGAGCTCCTCACGGAGCATCATGCTCATCTCGACCTTCATCCACGCCACGACGTCGAAGTCGGTGATGTCGATGATGTCGTCGCGGTCGAGCTTCTGCTTCTTGTAGACGGTCGTGGCGGTCGTGGTCCGCTTGGTGACGGTGAACCACTCCTCCTTCTTGAAGCTACCCTTGATGTAACCAAGGGCACGAGCCTCGTCCTGCGTGATGTCGGCCACGATCGACCGAACTGCGGAGAAGGGGGTCTTGCTGGTCCCGTCCAGAACGCCCTGCACCCACTCCATACGACGCGAGTTGAACTGCGGCGTGTTGGTCAGGTTGGTGAAGTTCGGGAAGAGGATGTCGATGGGCTCGATGCCGTGCTGCAGAGCGTAGTTGTCGACAGCCTCCTTCAGCGAACCGATCTTCATGGCATCGGCGAAGATGCCCTTCTGGTCGGCGTGGCTGATCACGTGCTTTCCGGGCTCGGTGCCCGTGTTGGTCTGGTCGAACACGTTGCGAGTCATGCCGCCGGTTCCTTCCTTGTGGGTGACGTCGTCCTCATCGGACTGGTTGTCGTTGTTGTCAGAGTGCTGGGCAGCTTCGGCCTGATCGGCTTCCACACCCTTTTCTGCGTCGTTGTCGCCATCACCGTCCGGGTCCTGAGCAGCCTCGACCGCAGCACCGACGAGATAGCTCACGACGTCCTGCTGCTCCGGAGAAAGAGAATCCCAAACTTCCTGGACGGTCGTGTCGTTCGGAGCGTCGTCGACGGGTGCGACATCATCGTGAAAGAGCTCGGTTCCCGAGTGGATGACAGCCTCGTCTTCCAGCTCGTCGATTGAACCGTCGCTGTGACGAACGTTCACGAAGTCGATCTTAGCCCCGGGGTTTGCCCCAGCGAGAACGAGACTGACCTCACGAATGAAGCCGTGAATGACGTTCTTGCTCTTCTCCACCAGCTGATTGGCGTAGATCGACAGAGCCTTGATGTCCCCGTGCTCGACGAGCTGCTTGGCGTTGGCACCGGCAGCAGTCGTGTTGAAGTACCCATCAGCTCGAACGCCGTCAGCCGTGTGCTTCAAGATGGCGTAGCCCAGAACGTTCCCGGCATCGTTGTGGCCATGCTGCCACACGAGAGGAACCTGCTGGCCGTCCATGTGCTTGAACGCGTCCGACAGAATAGTTCGACCATCGGAGCACTTGAGGTTGGCCTTCGTAGCCCAGCCACTGAAATCAGGTTCCATTTTGACTGTTTCCTCCAGTCCCTGTGAGTTGTAGTTGTGATGGTGCAGTACGTTGACGATCGCTTTGAGGGAATGGAGCTCGAGGAGCTTGATTGATCGGCTTCGGTGTTGGCATGTTGCTGTTCTGAAGCTGATCGGCCTTTTTGTCCTTCGAGGGCTTCAAACCAATTGCTGCTCTGAGTTCGTTCGGTGTGACAATCTCGTTACGAGACAGCATGTCAGCGATCTTGGCGAACTCGCCCATCGGGACAAGAGCAAACGGATCCCGGAAGAACACAATCGTCTGTCCTTGAGTCCTGGCCGTCTTGGACAGGAAGGTGCGAGTCATCGCTTCGGTAATCGCCTTGACCACCGGTTCGACAGTACGCTTGTAGTAGTTCATCATGGTCTGCTCGCTGGCAGTACCGTTCATGATCGCGTCCGTCAAACCAAGCTGACTGTACAGCATGGCCGTGAGGTACGTGATCTGGTCTAGAAGATTGTTATCAGCAGGCCGGTTGAGCTGAGTGATCTTCTCAGTTCCGTCAGTGTAGGCAATACCGTACTGACTTCCCTTGAGTTGGAACTCGATGTCCTTCCGGCGTTGATCTGCCTGCTGTCGACGAGCTTCGGACTTGATGACGTAAGGGAGTTGGATAATGAGGTCGAGCTTGCCAGAACTAGATGCTTCATCGACTGCGTCCAACATGTTGAGTTTACGAATGAGCCTCTGAAGAGTCGAGTTAGGCTCGTTCATAACTTGGTAAAGCGGGTTCTCGATGATCGCTACCATACTCTTTGGTAGCGTGATCTGACGACGGAACCCTTCTGCCTGATTGTAGAGACTGACACGAACGTGTTCAGGGAACCACGCTACAATCTCACCGGCTCTCAACGTAAGAACGTCGTAGGCATTGCTGTTGGTAGGATCGATAGATGTATCGACCGGAACCACAGCCACGACACCCTTATCGAAGAGCGTCATAACTATGTCTTGACGCAGCTGAGTGGCTGCCTGATCGATGTTTGCCTCGACAGTCAAACAATTCTGCAAACCACTCTGCATATCTTCGAGATACTTACCATCCTTGTCTGTTTTGACGTGCGCCAGTTCCACGGCGGCAACATCCATGCTCAGATGAGTAAGGATAGAACCGATGATAGATCGTTCGTTGGCCAGGTTGAGACGAGTTCGGTCTGGTCTGACGCCGAAAGTGTATCCGGCGGCATATCCCTGACCCTGCTGGAAATTCTCATCCCAGTTCGTGAAGGCGTTCCACGCATGCTTCACAAACGAGCGAAAACCCATGTGTCACCCCCTTTCAGATTATTCGAAGGCTTCTTTGTTAGCCTTGTACGCTACATATGCATCCATCAGTGCTGCCACGTTGTCGATCTTTGCATCCTGCCGCTTCTTAAGAAGCTTACGGTTGCCGTTCGTGTCTTCCATGGTGATGGCGTTACCCATGGCAAACGTCATGAGAGCTTGATCAAATTCGAGCAGGCGTTCCGAACTGAGGTTCTTGAGTTCACCGAGGGGAACAGATTCCGTCTTGGCCCCCTGAATGACTTTCTCGATACCGAAGGGACCATTTTCCGCTTCCCAACGGGTAACAAACTCTTTAGCATTGTACGGGTCGAACCCGAGAGTGCGAACATCATACTCTGAAACTTGAATGAACTGATCAAGATCATCGTAGACCTCCATCATATCAAGAACAGTTCCTTCAAGAACGTGAAGGCTGCCCTCGTTAATGAATTCGTCGTACTTATGACGCATGGCTCCCGGAAGCTTCATCAACGTCAAAGAAGTGATGTAGCTTCGGGTTTTTACTCCGAATCCTCCTCGGGGGAGAGGGAACAAGAACGTAAATGCACAGAAGTCATCACCCTGCGAAAGGTCTGCTCCTAGAGAACATGGCATTCTCCAGAATTCTCGAGGCCGATGGGGTAGCGTTTCGTCATACGTGAAGAAGTAAGTGTAACCTTCCATTGGTATTCCAAACCGCTTTGCAAGGATATCGTTGCGAGAGGCAGGAGCTTTCTCAGCTCGCTCAACATCCAGTTGGTACGTCTCGTACGTCACGGTCTTACCCAGATTTGGGTTGGCTTTCAACCACATTTCCGGGTCAGCGACTTCCTCAAGTTCATCCAGTTTGTAATGCCAGATCGAAATATGAGGAGCGAAATACTCACCTTTTAGAATCGTTGCCAATTCCAATTTAATGGTGTCGCCACTACCGTTACGAACAGTTCCTTCTGAGCTAATGGCTACAATAAGCCAGTCATCAAGCTTCGAAGCGCCCTGTTCAATCGCTCCAACAACATCCTCACGAATATCACCTGACAACCACTCGTCAACAGTCGAGATCTTCGGTCGAAGACCCTGTAGTTTGTTGATCGCCATCGGACGAACTTCCAGAAGTGAACCTGTG